CTCTTTGGATCCGATAAGCCGAGTAAGTACGGAAACTATTAATAATACAAACTAATAATACACCATACTAAAACTAATAATACAAAACTATAATACAATTATCGGTTCCTTATCCAAGAGTGTATGGGATTACCCATAGAAGCATCCAGAAGCACATAAGCATCTTCCAATTGAACCAAGTCTTCAGGTATAATGGCTTGAACTCCATCTAATATATTCCAGCTTTCCTCCATTACCTTAGCTACTCGCTCTCTATGCTTCTTAACACTAACCTTACACTCCTTACTACGACGATAAGCTATATATGACTTAACTCCCAGGGTAGAAGAACCATAAGCAGCCATCTGCTTAGTTATAGCTTTATCAAACTCCTCCATACATTCCTGGGGCAACTTCGTAGTATACAAACCAGTCTGGCAAACACGCTCTTCAAACCTTACAAGCCAGACCTGGCCTCTTTCATAAAAACCATTTCGCGACAAGAACTCAAACTTCTCTCTAGAAATAAGGAAATCCTGCATCAACAAACCATAATGGCTATAACACCACTGGATGGATTCCTTATACAATAACGCCCACTTCTCATCCATAACTATCAAGGTATCATCTCCAGCTTGAAAGTGAAATAAATCCTTATTCCATTTCATACCAATCCTTTCAGCAGCTTTTCGAGATAAAAACAATATACGCATAGTATTAAAATAAGTAGTCCGTGATGGATGACCACTAAAAACAGTACCATATACCCAGGCAACAAGAACCTTAACAAGTCGTTTAGCTTTAGAACTAATCCCAGGTACTTTTAAACTTAAGGAAACTTGAGTCATCAAAGCAGTCAAATTATTAAGGACAGCCTGTATCTGAACAAAAGTAAATCCTACTATACGTCCAACAACAGGAATAGTGCCTCTCAAAACTCTATTATCCACAGCAGCTAAAAACCAAATATGCTGCAACGAGTCATGACGAACACCATCCCAAGATATAAACACCGGGCGCCGAAAAACGTGATAAGCTCTAGTAATAGCTGCGGCTAGAGCCTCAGGAGTTTTACCAGCAGCGAAATTATCTTTATAAGTACTATATTTCTTCGTCACATTCATAATAATCTGCATAAACCAACCGCAAACACCTTTAACTTGCTCTGCCGGATTATATATGTTGCGTGGTTTATACTTATCACTAAATTCATCAGGTTCACCTATATGATGATGTTGTTTTTCGTCAGGCTTAACTACTATATCCATAGTATTAGGAATGAAGGGTCTAGCCATAAACTTCTTCATACCCTCCATATAAGCATTCCTCTTCCTCTTCAATACACTCTTCACATAATCTGGAAAAGAAATATGTTCATCACTATGGGTTATCAATAATTGGTTTATCTCTTTCACAAAGTCATTTATCGGTTCAAAGTCATTCAACATCTCTCTAAACTCAGGGTCCGGTTCAGCCATAGGTGTATTAGCTCTAACTATAAAAGCCCACAAACCTCCCAATACAGAAGCAGGAGCTATCTTATGAAGAGACTTCTCCCACTCTTGAGGCACTAACTTAGAGACACTCTCATATGCCAGAGGACTTTTAATCAACTTAACCTTCTCTAACAACCTATGGAATGATATAGACTTACCTCGCCACCAACATTGCACTCTATCCAAACTAACTGTAGACAATTTGGTTTTAAGATACAATTCTACTACTTTATTATCTGATAACTCCTGCCGTAGACGACCAACTGAAGACTCAGAATACATCCACATAAACATTCCTCTATAACCTTGTAACATAAAGATAAATTGAGCAGTGGAAGCCAACCATACAAATATCGAATAAAAACAATTCATAGCCATCCTCCACATAGCCTTCCTGATTGGCAGGTCATAATAATCTCTATTAATAATAGCATTCAAGGACGTAATAACTATTTGCAAAATAATCTCCAATGTCCCCAAAGCCATATCTATCATATAGGCCAAATTTAACCACCATAAAAATAATCCGCACATAAATGCACATAAGTACATAATAATGGTGAATTGACCCCAAGGATTCAATCCTCTAAACAGAGAATAACACTTAAATAAACCTCCAACCTTATCTCCTATCAACATCATTAAAAATTTAAATATAGGCGCAAATTGAACATATAGAAAATTTGTAACAAGATCATAGACCCTTCGCTTCCAATATTCTCTCTTGTTAACATATCTAAAATCATTTGCTATTTTATCTTGTTCCTTCATAAAAGAATGTAACCTATAACAAACCCAATCCATAGGAACTAATGAATGGGTGGCTGTAGAAACATACAACCTAGCTGCTCTACATGCAGCGGGGAAATCTTTAAAAATACGATCACGCTTATCACTTTGATCTAAGAATTCACCCATAATAACAGCATGCTGAGCCGAAGGATCAGGTTGATGGGATATATAAAAACTACTACCTGTCCAATCTCTATCCTCCTCAATATCATCTAAATAAGGAGATAGAAGGACCGAATATAAACCATTGGACAACAACTTCTTCTCGACGATAATATAATCTCTCTCCATCACCTGAACTAAATCAAAAGTGGTAGGCTTCAAGACAAATAACTGGTCAGAAGCTACCTTATGATGCACTAACTTACTACCATTATAGTAGTACTTCTGACCACTTATCTTGTAAGTACGTTTATAATCTACCATATACATATAAAAACTACCAGTCGGGATAGGTCCCTTAACATAATATTCTCTACTAGGGTCATCCTTAATTATCTCAGCCTTGGGTTTCTCCTGTTCTTTATAAACAGACCAATGTTCATCCCTCAAGACTGCATTCAAACTAGCAGTTTTATCATAACCGACTGAACTGGACAAAGTCTTAACCGTAGAATCATTCACATACAGCCATAGGTTATAGCTGACTCTTTTGATCTGCAAATACATTAAGAACTCATCCGTCATAACATAAGCATCATTTCCACCATAAACAGTACGATAGTCATGCACAAATGTTCGGAAATCACTAACGTCCAACCCTGACTCCTTCATAACATCTTCCGTACACCAAGCAGTCGGATCACTTACCACCTCAGCTGGTTCTGTCCATCGTGTCTTATAACCACAATGATACACATCACCAACTTTACAAAAAACTACGCCCTGGCTACCCTTACCAGCAACAGGGACTCCATAATTATATAATTGCTTCTTAAACAAACTCATATCTATCTCTTCTTGTTCATAAGCAACACCTAATTCTAAAATAAAATTCTTAGCTAAACCTATGACGGTCTCCCTAGTAAAATCTTGGAGATTATCATCATCATAATCAGCATAAGAAATTAACCTACACAACGCAGCATAAACATTAGCACCATTACAAGACCAATACCTAATATCTCTCTCAACCATATAATGGAATAACATAACTAACTTGGAGCACCACCCTACTGTGGGCATCCAATAAATATTCCAATCCATCTTAGCTCCAACTAGCTCCTCCTGATAATACTGACTAACAATATGAAAACGGTGAGTACCTTTCATAGTATAGGGTATACAATCAATAGATTTTACTATACCAGGTATTAAACCACCTACTTTATCCAAACTATCAGTAAAATCTCTATAGAAAGAGTCATCCTCAGACAAGGTGACCCAATCTTTAGGATCAGGGTACATAGCCAGAGCACTTTTCTGAACTCTTCTATGACGTTTCTTAATCTTATAAGAATCTTCATTTAATTTAATTTCGGGAAAGTCTGAATTAAGACAATTAGGATTATGTCCCCAACGCCACTCGAGGTTGTCGAACCCCCAGGATGCACTGGACTTGGCATTAGTTCCGCGCTGGCTATTATGACGGGTCACTACTCCGCCGTGGTCGCTAACCACCATAACAAGCTTAGCC